AAGAAGCAGATACAATCGCAAAAGGATTTGTAACAACTTTTGAAAACATTAATTTCAAACTTAACTTAAGAAAAATTGAGTTAACAGGTGGTAAAAGAGAATACACTTGCGGTCACGTTCCTGCAGGTGCAATTACACTTTCTGAAAAAGTTTTAGAACCTAAAAAATTCAAAGATGACTTTTCAGTATGTAAAGAAGATTTTAGAGCTCAATGGTCAGAGGAAACAATGGGCGCAAGCGCACACAACGACAACGCTCCAAAAGATATTATGGATGCAATTTTAGTTGAAAAACTTGCTCAAACTGCTGAGGAATTAGACGATAACATTTGGAATGGGGACGCTGATAACGATGCTGAATTTGATGGCTTTTTAAAACTATTCTTAGCAGACGCAACTGTTATTGACGTTGATTTAGACGCAGTAACTGAAAGTAACGTTGAAGCAATGCTTAAACTTGCATTAAATGCAGTACCAGTAGCAATTAGACGTAAATCTTTGAAAGTTGGGGTTTCTCCTGACGTATTCCAAGATTATTCATTCTATTTAATTTCAAAAGGTATTACAAACGGATTAGGAGGAGATGCAAATTCTACGCCTAAATTTGGTAAATACGATTTAGTAGAAATTAATGGTTTACCTGACAACACAATTGTAATTGCAGAACCTAAAAACTTAATCTTCGGAACAGGACTTTTAGCAGACCACAACGAAGTAGTTTTGAAAGACGAAGACGAAATCGGTTTATTGACCGGATTGGTTAGAGGTACAATGGTTTACAATGCAGGTGTACAATACTACAACGGTGCTGAAATTGTTTGGGCAAGACCAATTGCATAAATATTAATATAAGGGGTATTAATTTATCCCTTTTTTATATTTTTTTTTGTATATTTGATATATGAAAACAACAATTTATAAAATACAAAACCCTCTAAATGAAATTTATGTAGGAAGCACTACAAGAGTTTTAAATGAGAGAAAAGCAGAACATAAATATAGAGCTAAAAAGAATAGAAAAGGTTTAATATACGATAGTATTAGAGCTTATGGTTTTGAAAATCATATCTTTTCAATAGTTACTGAAATTGATTCTGATGAGAACAAAGAATTAGAACATTTTATTATAGAAAGTTTTAATCCAAAATTAAATTTAGTTAGCAATTATAACGCAACAGCTACAAATAAAAAATGGATTACTAATGGGAAAGTAGAATTTCAAATTTTTATGAATGATTTTTATAAATATGAAAATGAATATAAAAAAGGTAGATTAAACACACCTTTTAAAAAAAGATAAATATTATGGCAGTATGTGATATTACAGCAGGTAGATTAAGAGCCTGCAAACAAAATATAGGTGGTGTAAGTCGTATTTTATTATTTAATAACTTACCGAGTCCTTTTACGGTTGCTGATGGAGTAGCAACTGCAATTAACCCATTGTTAACTGAGGTTTTCGAATACGAAATTGAGGGTGATGGAAACAATATTGCTGAGAGTTTAGTTTCTGATAGAAATACAGGAACAACTGTTAATACTCAAACATCAACAATTACATTAAAAAAGATTGACGCATCAACATCTTTGCAATTAAACTTATTAGCTTACGGGTTTCCAATGATGGTTGTTATTGATAGGAATGGAGTAGGTCACGCAATCGGAATTGATGATGGTATTGATTTCACGGTTGCGCAAAATACTGGAGGTGCAAAAACTGAAATGAATGGCTACACTTTAACAGGTGTTTCAACTACAGGTTCATTGTCTCCTAAATTAGATACAGATACTTTGGCAGATTTAATAGCTCTACTTTAATTTTTTGGATTAGTTACATTTAAAAACCCTACTTAATCGGTAGGGTTTTTTGTTGTATCGTATTTAAACAAATGATTAGTATAAAGGTTATCAAATATAAAATTATGATTTTCATTTTTTAAAACCATTTCAATAGAATCTTGATTATTTCCATTTAAAAACTCTTTAAACTCTTTATTTAAAGTAGGGTAAAATTTAATTCTTTCATATTCTATATTTAATTTTGGAGTTATTAAAGTGGGTGGTTTGTCACCCTCGTACAATCCCCAAATAATAGGTTTTTCAAAATCATTATTTTTAATAAAAAAAACTGCCATACCACCACAACGCATTGAAGAAAAATCGTTGATACTATAATTGTCTTTAAAGTAGATATGAGTATATTTTCCTTTAATAAAAATAACGGCTTTGTATTTTTCTTTATTAGATAATATTCTATTTATTTCTAATTTAGAACTTGCGTTTTGGTCTGGGAAAGTGATTGCGTATCGGTATGGTTCGTAACCATTTTCGATAATGATTTCTAATAAGTGTTTCATAATTTTATTATTTAGTTTATGCAAATATATAAATTTTTAAACCATTGTAACAAAAACGGCTTTTTTTTGTTTTAATAATATGAAATACGTTAACGCAAGCGATACAACTCACAATATAAAATTAATACTTCGAGAGTCAATAACCGAAGTAGATTTTTTATTATACAACGAGTTTAAACAAACTACCGATACCGTAACAAACACCATTAGCACAACAGATGGAGTTACAACGTTATCATTTGATTACGATTTTACAATTGGAGATAGTTTTCAGTTTAAATTAGTTGAAAATGATGTTATCTACTACAGAGGAAAAATAAAAGCGATATAATGGCACAAGATATTAGATTAATACAATTAAATAGTTTCAACAGACCAGAAGTCGAGGAATTAAAAACTAAAGGTTACGTTCTTAATGGGCGCAACAACGAATACTATAAATATATCATTGATAGATATAATGGAAGTGTTACAAATGCTACTATTATAAACTCTTATATCGATTTAACTTATGGTAAAGGTATTGGAGCAAGAAACGCAAGAACAAATCCTAAAGATTGGTTAAGATTTAAGACTATTTTAAAAGATAAAGATATTCGTAAAATGATTGCGGATTTTACCGTGTTTAATGAATTTTCTTTTCAAGTAATTAAAGCTAAAAATAAAAAAGACTTAGGAAGTATTTTACATTTACCTAAAGAACGTGTTGTACCTGCAATTGAGAATGAAGATGAGGAAATTGAGCAGTATTTTTACAGTAAAGATTTTTGTAAGTTAAACAAATACCCTGCAATGCCATTTCCTGCGTATGGATTTGGAAGTGAAAAAGCCGAGATTGAAATTTATGTTGGTCGTCCTTATAAAGTTGGTAAAACTTACTTTAGTGACCCTTTATATAAAGAGGGGTTTCCTTATTGCGAAATGGAGCAAGAAATTGCAAACTATTACGTATCACATATTAAAAATGGATTGTCTTTTGGGTATATTATTAATATTCCTGACGGAAAAGATTTAACCTCTGAGGAAAAAGACGAAATTGAACGTAAAATTAAACTAAAATTAACAGGTAGTAGCAACGCAGGTAAATTTGTATTATCTTTCAATGGCCGTGATGCAGAAATAACCGTAACACCTTTACAAGTTAACGATAGCCATAAGCAATGGACAGTTTTAAACGAGGAATCGAGAGATAAGATAATGATGGCTCATAGAGTTGTTTCTCCTATGCTTTTTGGTATTAAAGATAGCACAGGATTAGGGAATAACGCTGATGAATTAGATACTGCAGAAGCTCAAACATTAAAGAGAGTAATTGCACCACGTCAAAACTTCATTTTAGATTGTTTAAAAGAGGTTTTAGTTGATTATGGTATAAACTTAGAACTTTACTTTAAACCTTTAACAGATGAAGTATCCGTAGCTATGAATTCACATAATGAAGATAATTTAGACGGTGTTATTGCTGATGAATTGATATCTTTAGGAGAAAATATAACTGATGAATGGGAATTAATAGATAGCCAAGAGTTTCACTTTGCAAGCACAGGAACTGCAATACCAAACGCTAAAAGCGAGATAGATGGTAATAAATTCAAGAGCAGATTGCGTTATACAGGAACAATTAATTCAAATAGTAGAGAATTTTGCCGTAAAATGATAAGTGCAAACAAGCTTTATCGCATTGAGGATATAAATAAGATGTCAAAACAGGTTGTTAATGCAGGTTTTGGAGCAAATGGAAGCAATACATACGACATTTTACTATATAAAGGCGGTGCAAGATGTAAACATTATTGGACACGTGAAACATATCAGTTAAAAGCTGATGTAAATAACCCAAATGCAAAAGAAATAACACCAAGTGAGGCGCGAAAAGAGGGCGAAATACTACCTTCTTTAGATAAAAAGGTTTATGAAAAACCAAATAATATGCCAAATAACGGATTTATAAATAAAAGATAATGGAATATTTATTAATTACGCCACAACAAATGATAGAGCGTTCAATATTAGATGGTAATATTGACGTGGATAAGTACTTATTTTGTATTGAACAGGTGCAATTATCAACTATTGAGCCATTATTAACGACTGATTTGTATGCTAAAATAGTTACAGATGCAGAAGCAGAAACTTTAGCAGGCGTTTATTTGACTATTTATAATGATTATGTTGTGCCAATTTTAAAACACGAGGCAATAGCTCAATATATTGAAGTTTGTTCTTATATGGTTGCTAATGGTGGTTTATTTAAGCATACTGCAGAGAATAAAGAAGTAGTAAACAACCAAGAAGCACGAACATTAGCAGGTAAGTATTCTAATATCGCTCAAAGTTATGTTTTAAGATGGCAGAAATACATTTGTAAAACAAGCGTTCCCGAATATAAAAGATGCCACAACACACAGACTAATTTAAGCGCTGGATGGAAACTATAAGAAGAAAATGTAAAGATAGTCAAGGAGGTATTAAAAGCCTTTGGTTATTTCCGTTTGTTCAGTATTCGAGAAGTGAAATAATTGTAGAAGATAAAGTTTTAATTACTTTTCCACAAACTGAAATATTTGAAATTAATCCTTTGACGATTACACAGAATGAAAAACAAGAAGATAGCGATGGTGGTAAGTTTTGGAGTCAGTTGATAAGTTTTACAATACCAAAGTTTGATTTCGAGTTTCATAAATTAATTAAAAAAGACTATAGAATAATTGTTCAAGATAATAATGGTAAATATATCATTTACGGACTTTACAAAGGGTTAGAATGTAATAAAATAGATTTTACAAGTGGAAATTCAAAGACTGATAGCAACGGAATGAGTTTTAGCTTTGATGGTAAAGAAGAAGTTAGTAGTTTTTTAATTAACAACTTAGACGATGCGGGGTTTGGATTTGCGAGTTACTTATTGCAAGAAGATGGATTTTATTTATTATTAGAGGACGGATTTAAAATTATATTATAATGGCAGATAAAAAGATTAGTGAGTTAAATAGTGCTACGGCTTTTTCTGGGGAGGAATTAATACCAGTAGTTCAAAGTGGGGAAACTAAAAAAGCTCCTATAAGTAAATTATTGGAATTAAGCAGAGAAGTAAAACTAATAAATGGCTCAGAGCCTTATACGCTATTACAATCCGACACGACAAAGTTTTTAGTAATAAAAAGTGATTATGATTTAGTATTACCTTTAGATTTATACGATAATTCAGAATTTATAATTAAAAATGATAGCGACTTTTCAAGAGAAATAACATTCGATGTTGATGTATTGTTTTTAGGTTCTCCATTAATCCCACATAACGGACTTTGTATTTTAAAGAAAGTTGAGATTGTTGGGAGTGATGAAATTTGGAGTGTTAATGTTATTCGTGATGGCGTTTCATCGGCTTGGGGTTCTATTAATGGAACATTATCAGCTCAAACGGATTTACAAAGCGCATTAGATAGTAAACTACCAATAGAAACACCAACAACAACAGGAGTAGCTTTAACATTTGCTACAGATAGAGTTTACGGAAGTATTGCAAGTCCTGAAACTGGAAATATAACAGCTTCAACAACTGGTGCAAAATTAGGAGTTACAAATATTATAATTCATAATAGCGGAACTGCACCAACATTCGATAGTAAGTTTAAAAAATTGTCGGGAAGTGGTTCATATGTTATTAGTGTTGTAAATTATATTTATTGCACTTATATTACATCGACTGAAATTATTTACTCAATTAATCAAAGAACTTAAATTATGAGTAATAGACGTGCAATGATGTTTGGATTAAATAATAATACTGGAACTAACTTTTTAACAAACTTAGTCGCTTACTATTCATTTGATGCAAGTAACGCAACAGATATTCATACGGGTACACATAACGGTACGGTAGTTGGTTCTCCAACTTTTCCAAGTGGTAAAAATAGTAATTGTATTGACTTTGGTAATAACACTAATCTAAATTGGGTTAATATCGCAGATAGTACAGACTTTAGTTTTACCAATGGTACAAATGATGTTTCTGGTGCAATATCTATGTGGGTTAATTTTAGTGCATTTTCTCCAATTGGAAATTGGTTAGCGAATAAAAGAGGAGCAACAAACGGAAGCGATGAATGGCAGTTAGCATTTATAAGCGGTGGTGGTTTAAACTTTGCAAAGTTCGAATATAACAATAATTCAATAGTACAAA